GTGATAAGGCTCGCTTCATGGTTTTCTCCACTCCCGTGTAGACAGACTTGAACGGATACCGTTGCTCAGTCAGTCCATCTTCCACGGCACGGTTATAGACCGCTTTCAGTATGCGCATATAAAACGATACGGTATTGGGCGAATTGCCTCTTCCTTTCAGATAAGCCTCATATTCCGCAATCAAGTTAGCGTTAATCAGGTCAAACAAGACCTCCTTGTCATTCATAAAACCGCTGAAACTTCGGAGTGCCGCCATATAGGTTTCCGAAGTGCGTATCTTCCCCAAACGCTTCAATCTTGCTATCTGTTGGCAGATATAGTCGTTAAATGATTGTTCTTGTCTACCTCCTCGAAAGCGCACGACTATATCATCCGTCACAAATCTGTCGGATTGCGATAAGGTATGTATAATCTTATTCAATCTGTACTTGTCCCATCTGATGCGAGAACTTATCGAAAGCAGATAGTTATTCCTCTCTTGTTCTGGTGACAGATGATGTAAGACAACCGTTTCGGAATGGCAGTCCCATTCTGAAACGAAAAGCTTATACTCGGTGTTTATTTGTCTGACCACACGGTTATGGATAATCTGATAGTAGAGTGTACCCTCCCTGCCGTTCACGGTGGATGGGCGTAATTTGACCTTAACCGATGCCATATCAGTCCGATTGGGATTGGTAACACTTCTGCATCTCCCTCGAAAGCTCCACAATCTCCCGACTCAACTTTACAAGGTCGATGGTATGCTTCTCCAACTTATAGAGTAGAGCCATCGCCTTCTTCTCCGAAAAATGGCATCGCAGCTCTTTGACTACCTGATTATAGTTCGTACCGATGGCACGGAACTGGGCATGGAAATCCGACAGCTTGGTGTAGTAGTCCATCATCGTCTTGTCCACCTTCAGTACCTTGAACTTCTGCCCGAAGAAGTGCGCCTTCAGGAAGACAGCTTTCGCATACACCTGTGATTCCTCGTACATCGTGAGAAATTTGTTCCATTCCTCATCATCGAAGCGCACCATCACGCAGTGCGTCTTCGGGTTCAACTTGGGATTTCTCCCGTACTTGTTGTTCTTTTTCATGCTTCTTATTCTTTCAATTTTATAGTTTATCCTTTGTTTAATCTTTGATTAAGGAACCCTGAAATTATCCGACTTCGGAAGATAATTCTGCCCACGGCGGTGCAAGGGTTTTCAGTTACTCCGGGATATTCGGGTAACTGAAAACATACCTTGCTGTGTCTTTGAGGACACAAAAATCCTCCGCCTGTCGGATTGATTTCCGAATGTAATAACTCACTTTGTGTATCGGTCGAACCGATGGAGTGCATCCAACGGCTCAACCGGTTCCACCGTAATCCTGTCAGAGTTTACGCCACTGCTCGATGTCATTCCGGTAGGCATCGAGGTGCAGGCGGACAAGGTTTTCAATCAGTCCGGATGCGCTCATGCCCTTCCCTCCGAGGTAGCGGACAACCCTGTCCAGCTCGTCACGCACCGTCTCACTGACGAACACAGGCTTGCGGTTAATAATCTTGGGAACTTGCAGATAGGTGGTACGGTACTCCTCCAAGGACAGCCTGCGCTGTTTGCTGCTGATGCGCTTCTGCGGCATTGCCGCTTCCCCGGTCGCCACTCCTGAAGGTTCATCTGTCATAGGTGTTTCTGCTTCTTCCGTGACGGTCTTGCCGGACTGTTCAGGCTCCTCCGGTTCCAGACCGATACTCCTGTAGAAGTCGTCTATCGACTTGGAGGTGTAGGGTTCCCTGCGCCCCATTTTTTCCACGATTTCACGAGCTTGATGCTCTGTAATGTTTGGTTCTTTTTTCATTGTGGGTACAAATTAATTAAGTTATTGAATGTGGTCTTGGTCTATACCTTGACCGATTATCGGGAGCGAAGTAAGGTGCTTTAATGCAGTCAGTCAAGTACTTGGATTTGCTTAGGCATTTTTGTACGGTTTTGCTTTATGGTGACTGACAAATCGGTGCGGACTTAACCGATTTGCCGGATATGAATAGCTGAAGGTACAAAGGTACGATTGGGGATAATTTTAAATTAAGCCCTTATTTTGGCTATGGCTTCTTTATAAGACATGGGAATTAAAGGCTGAACGTAAATCGTATTCCACCGACTTGCCTACAGATAACCGGAAAGCAGTACCCCGGACAATGACTACCATATCGGCGCAACACGCTGCCACTTTTTGAAAATCCATTGCATGACAGCGGATAATGTATTTCTTTGTGGCAAAAGAAACTGTAACAATTAAAAGAAGGAGAATATGGAAATCGTATCAATTGAAAGAAAAACCTTTGAGGCAATGGTCGCCAAGTTCGACCGTTTCGTCAGCCGTATGGATGCCATCTGCCATCGGCACGGGGAAAAGACAATGAGCGAATGGATGGATAATCAGGACGTGTGCCGTATGCTCAACATCAGCCCTCGCACGTTACAGACGCTTCGGGATAACGGCACGCTGGCTTATTCACAGATAAACCACAAAACGTATTACCGTCCCGAAGACGTGGAACTCATTGTCTCCGTTGTGGAGGATAGAAGAAAGGAAGCGAAGTTCAAAGGAAAGACTATATGAACTAAATATAATGACAATACCCACTAAATCCAGAGTAATATGAATGAGTTGATTAACAAGGACAACAAGTGGATAATCCACTTTATGGGCAGTCTTGACCGACTGCTTGATAATGTAGAGTACCTGACCGCCAATTACCGCCCGACATTGGGCGGTGAGCGTTTCTTCACTGACAAGGAGGTGTCGGCACGGCTGAAGGTGAGCCGCCGGACACTTCAGGACTACCGCAATGAAGGGCGTATCGCCTATATCCAGTTGGGCGGTAAAATCCTCTACCGTGAATCCGACATTGAAAAGATGCTGAATGACGGCTACCGCTCCGCCTACCGACAAAGGATAACTTGATTTTTCTTGAAGGAGCGCAGTTTGCCGTATGCCCTGTATTGCGGCAGCAATAGACTTCCGACAAAAAGAAAAAAGGAACGGCTTACAGACGAAGCGCAGTATTGACACTTCATCCGTAAGCCGTTCCTTTTCTGCTCTTATAATTACCCATCAGTTGCTTATTTTTCGTTGTCGGAGCCTTTCAAACGTGTGGCAACGGAAACAAGTGGCTGACGGGATGACCTCAACTATACCATCGGTTATTACTCCTGCCACAGGAAACAAACAACGTAACAGGCGTTTCTCTTTTGGTGGTGCTAATTTCATTTATTATAAACCGTCTGAACAAGGCACTTTCTTTACTGCATATCCTGAATGCAATGGCTATAACCATTTCAAGGTTGTAAACGTCATAACTGATACCATCCGGTTGCCTGATATATCGCATCGTATCGGCTTCATTCAGTTCATTGTTCTTATAGATTGCCCGTATCGTCTTGCGGACATCGCACGAGAACACCCCGAACAGGTCGGCAATCTCAAATTGCATCATCCATACGGGTGCGGTCGGCATGGTGACTGCACCCGTTTCACTGATTGTTATTATGCCTCTGCTCATAATTCCTTTATTTTATGATGATTATTTGCTATTTCTTCTTTTCGCCAGCCGATATTTCCTTTCTTCGTTCCATCAGTTTGTCCATATCTTTGGAAATTTTATCATCGGTTATCCGTGCATATCCCTGTGTCGTTCTAATATTGGAGTGTCCCATCATCTTGGCGATACTTTCAATGGGTATATCTGCCGAAATCAAAAAAGTGCCGAAGCTGTGCCGACTTTGGTGATAGGTCAAGTTTTCCTCTTTCCCTATGGTTATTCCCAATTCGTGAACCTCAAACCATAGGGCATCACGATTAGGAAGAGGAAACACGGGCTTCTCGTCATCGGTCATGTTGTACAGCGACAATATCCGTTCCGCTATGGGATGTAAGGGTATGAACGCCTCCACCTTTGTCTTTTTGCGGTTGATGCGGATGTACCGTCTGCCATCAGCGTTTGTTCCGATATGGTGGGGATGAAGAAGTTTGATGTCCACATACGCCAGTCCCGTCAGGGTGGAAAATATGAAAGCCCGTCTTGCCAGTTCCATACGCTTGTCATACATCGGTGTGGAAAGTATCTTCTTGAACTCCTCATGGCTGATGTACCTGTGCCTTGCTTCCGGCTTTGTCTCATACTCCAAGTCCTCACAGGGATTTACACGGAGAATCTCCTTGTCTACGGCAAGATACAACAGGCGGTTCAGCCAACGCAGGCAATGGTTAGTCTGGGAAACCCCGAAGTTCTTGCATTTCTTCAAGTGGGCTTTGTAGGACTTGCCGAAATCCTCCGTCACTTCTTCAAGGGGAATGTCCTTTTTACCGATGGACGTAAGAAAATCCGTCAGGTACTTCTGATAATACATTGAACTTCGATAGGAAGAAGTCGAGTCTATTTCTTCGGAATGCTTCTTCAACCGCTCACGTTCCCATTCTCCCATCTGTAGAAGAGTGGTCGGATGGATGTTGTTCAAGGATATGTGGTTCTTCAAAATCTCGGCACTGACCACACCTTGCGATTTCAGTATTTCATTGTAGGCTTCCTCTGTCAGTCGTAAATATTCTCGTAAGCGGTTATTTTCCCTTACGGATTTAATCTCGTTTTTCTTGCTGTTCCATTCTTCCGGTCGGCAATAAATCCCCGTACTGATGGCAGTCTGTTTGCCGTCAATGGTTATGCGGCAGAGTATGGCGGTCGTACCGTCAGCCTTTACTTTGCTGCGGTTAATGTAGGGTAAAAGTGAAAATGTACTTCGCATATCGTTTTCTGTATTAAAGAATTAATTGAAAATCTTTGGTGGCTTCTATGAACTTGTCCATGTCCTCGAAAAGTTTCTTCGGGCTGACACGGGCATAGACCTGTGTCGTGGAAATGTCGGAATGCCCCAGCATCCTGCTGATGGTTTCTATCGGCACGCCTGCTTCAAGCGTAATCAGCGAGGCGAAGCTGTGCCTCGCCTGATGATAGCACAAATCATCCTTGATGCCTGCCAGTGCCGCCAACGCTTTCATGTGTCGTCTGAGATTTGACCAATGCAGCAAAGGGAACAGGGTGTCCCTATCCTCACTATGATATTTTTCAATCAGCGCAATCGCTTCCGGTAACAGTTTCACACTGGCACGAAGTTCGTTTTTCTTTCTTCGATACTTCAACCACAAAGCACCGTCCTCATCCGTATATAGGTTCTCGTGGGTAATCGAGACAACATCCGCATAACAGACCCCGGTGTAGCACCCGAAGAGAAACATATCCCTTGCCAGTATATGGGATTTGCGGTAAGCGGGTATTTCCACATCACGGATTTTCTCAAACGATTCACGACTCAATGCCCGTGGTGTCGTTTCCGTCTTCTTTGGTAAGGTAAAATGCTGGAAGTGGATTCTGTCGGCATATCCCTCCTTATACGCCAGACGGCATATCTTCTTCAGGATGGCAAGATGGTGGCGGACGGTATCAATCGCATAACCCTTATTACCGGTGGCAAATGCCTGATAGTCGTGGATGAACTGCTCTGTCAGTTGTCCAAATGCCAAATCTTTCACCTTATACTTGGTCTCGATGAACTCCCCGATTGTCAGGCGCATATAGTGATAACCGGGATAAGTCCCTTTTGCCCTGTCTATGCCGATACGGGCTTTGAGGTCATTGCAGACAACATCCGTCATTCGCATGAGCGTCATTTGTGTTTCCATGCTGCCCTGAAAAAGGTCTTTCACATCGGTGGCATCGAAATCAATCTTGCGCTCCACAAGATTGTCGA